CTATTTAAACTGTGACCAGTCAGTATTTAAAATATCGACATTAGTCGGAATGTTAACCTTTTCATCTGAATTAAGCTGCTTAAACTGCGTACGTTTCTGACGCTCTTGGCGAACTTCCTGGACAGATCGATAATTTTTCTTCTGCCATGCAACTAGAATTGTCTCAATATATCGGAGATTCAAAGCTGCATTAAGCACGGCTTCTTGCACCGCTGACTTGATAAACTCTGGCTTAAAATGATCAACGTCAAACCAATTCTTGACAGTTTCCATCTCCATTTGACTTAATGGTCGACCAAACTCCTGCTCGATTAAATTATAAATCGCAGCACGACTCAAATCATCTTGATGCGTGACCGGTTGACCTTGCGTGGCCACTCGTTGCGCTGCCGTCATGGCATCACTGCCCGGTTCGGAAACCAACTTGTCGTATAACGGTTGGAAATCCAATTGCGTGCTAACACGGCCGGCGCCATCACGCATACTAACGAAATTAACCAATCCTTTGGCACGCATGGCCTCAAGATGTCCAAACACTGTCTGCGCATCCCATCCAAGCGTGTCCCCAATTTTTTGCGTGCTAGGTTCCAGCTCGCCACGATCGATGCCTGCCTTAGTTTGTACATAAACAAGCAGTTCCTCGTTTGTCATGCCAAGGTCACGATAATGTTGTAGTAAATAGTTACTGATGCTCGTTGTACCAGATTGCATAAACGCTGCAAAATTCAATTTATCTGTCATACGTTCCCCTAACTAAAATTTGAAAGCATGTGCCCCATACTTTTCGATTTTTCTATTATACCCCCATATTTCCGTCTGCGCGATGGTCATATTCAGAGTACGCTAAACAATATAGGAGGATTTGCAATATGGATAATAATGATAACCGCCCATTATGGCTACGCCCCTGGTTCTGGCTGCTAGCACTATTCGTTATAGGTCGTCGAAAGAAGAAAAACAAACAACCAAAACAACTTACGACTATAAAAAACCGCTGAAAACAGTTATAACGACTGTTTTCAGCGGTTTATTAATGTTTATATTAACTTATGGCCACAAACGGTTCATTGTACGTGGGAATGTGTAAATGCTTATACACCAGTAGTTTGAGAGTTCACTGGCGCAAATATTAAGCCTCGTATTTAGTGGCGCAAACTAATCTGGATCCAATTTTAGTTTGCAGGGTATGGCCCGACATTTCTCACCTAATTATTGTACAATAAAAAGCCCGCCAGACGAGGAAGTTAATCCAAGTACAGCGGGCTTTTTTCAAGTAAATCAACTAAGGTTATTATTGAAAATAAGTGGAAAAGAACTTAATCATTTTTTTCTTGCTACTAAAGCCTAATGCTTGCGCTTGATTTTCACCGTTTTTTCTTACAGGCTTTATGGCGTTTTGAATATCTTTATAGATGTCTCCAAAGCCATAATTTTGATCTATATTATGAGCCAAATAAACTATCGGAATAATAATGCTGGCTAATTTATTAGTTATCTCAGTTTTACCATTTTTTCGTTCGTGAACATGTAAATATTCTCTCCATTCGACTTTAGATTTTGGCAAAGTTTTAAATTCAATATCAATTAAATTAGAACTGTGTGCACAAACGTTTCTAACTAAAACCATTGCCCCAATCCATGAATTTAATTCAGAACTACCACAATTAAAATTTTTAGCAATTTTATTTTTACTTTCCAACGGTAAAAGTTGGTAAATATGATGTAATTGTCCAAATGACAATAAATCAAATGCTAGCCAAACGGTAGGATACTTCTTATGTTGAGAACCATTTTCTACTTTATTATATTTATTATCTTTTAAAGTGAAATTTTTTTCGTCAAAATATTCTGGATTTGAATATTCACTCATATTTTTAATCATTTTCAAAATTGTATTTTTTATCAAAGATTGTTCTCCAATAATATACTCAGAGGTATAACGTCCTTGATCAGCCCAAACTAAAAAGTCCAAATATCCAAATGGGCCAGAGTCATTACCTATTAGCTCGGCAAGACTGTTTTTAAAGGCTAGTTCAATCATTTCAATAATATGTAATAAATGTATTCTTAGGTTTTTATCAAAAAAATATCGTTTTAACACACTGCTGAATAGTAGTCCATCATATAGGCCATCCCTTACAAATGGCTTTGCGTATTCTTTTAACTTATAGTATCCGATATTTTTAATGTAGATACTTGCATTTTCAGAATCGATTGTCATCTTTCGATCACTAAAAACATTTACAAGTTTTTGATCTTCATCTTGTATATTCATTTTTAATTCCAACTTTACTATAAAAAAAGCCCGAACATAATTGCCCGGGGACTTGATATGCCTTCATTATATGCGGCACCATATTGAATGTCAATTTTAATACAGAAAAGCCCGCCAGACAAGGAAGTTCATCCAAATCCAGCGGGCTTAATTTATATATGGGCCAACTTGCGTATCTGTTTCAATGTCACAGGTTGGTCCAATTTAAAACTAGTTAGCGAATGCAGACTTCAACCAGACCGCCTCACCATTCATCTCTACTTCAATTGATGATCCAACACGTTGCAATACCTTGTATCGTCCATTCAAAGTGAAGTATTCCGGAACTCCGTTGTTGCCAAGGCCGTTTTGGTCCGCCAATGGGTTACCATGACGGTCGGTCAACGTTACTGATACAGCCGGCATATCGTTGTGGTAGTCTGCCACAGGAATTGACATGTCATTGTTTCGAACGTACACACCACCCAACTCGTATTGCCAGCTATCTAGTACGAATACACCGTTAAACTCTGCCGAGTCATCTTGCGTGTTAGCGTCCAAGATTTCGACGTTCTTCTTTGATACCCAAGAATAGATGTCATCAAGCAACACACGGTCGCCATCAACTTCTAACACCTTGTGTGGTTCACCCTTAACAAACTCAGGAATAGCTTCACCAGTCGCATAGTGTGTTGCGCTGAAGTTAACCTTTACGGTCATTCCCGCTGCAATATCTGACTTTGGAGTGTTGTCGGCTTCCTTACCGGCAACCACAGCTGGCGTGTCCGTGTTTGGCTTGCTAGGATTACCGTTCTTGTATCCATTATCAGTAACACCGCTCAAGTCAACGTTACCGTCCAACCCACCGGCAACATAAGTCGATGTGAATTGAAACAGTCCAACGTTATCAAACGATGGAAAATAGTTGTAATTAGGCTCTGGTGTCACTTCATAGTTTGGATATTCAGCAAGCCAAAGCTCGTATGAATTAGCGATACGTTGCAAGTCAGTTGAATCTTGCAAGTAGTTCTTGTAACCATAGACCATAGGCGTATATCCAGCGTCCTTAATACGTTGCAAGGCGTGCATGATTACGTCAGTGTTCTGTCCGCCACTCTCAACGTCAAGTGCAACGGTTGAACCATTTGGCGTCTGTACCTTTGGCAGGAAGTAGTCCAATACCTTATCAGCAGTTGCATAATCTGTAATATCTTGCCACCACATATACGTGTGAGCGCGCTTGCCCTGAGCAATTGCGTATTGGACTTGCGTGGCATAAGTAGATTGATCATAGATATACCCGTGATAACCACCAATTTGCGCGATTGCGAACTTATCCTGACCATATCCAAACTTACCTTGTGAACCTTGGTAGATCGACCAATCAACACCTTGGTCGCCTTTGGCAGCATGTACTGATGGTACTGATCCCATAATTAAAAGCGCCCCAGCCGAAGCCAAAGCGCTTTTTAGCAATTTATTCATATGAGTTTATTCCTCCGTTGTTGATTCTGAAGGTGTTGTTGTTATCTGAGCGGAAGCTGAACTTGATACCATAGATGCTGAGCTTGCTACAGGAGCTTCTGAGCTTGTTACTGAATCATCTGCTGAATTTACTGGTGCTTCTGTCGCTGAGCTTGCTGGTAGTTCTTCAGCAACTTCAATGATTGGGTCTGACACATAGATTTCTGCGTCAGCCACCATGTTCTTGATCTTAGCCAGGCCAAGGCGTTCCCAGTCCTTCGTGTTGTCAGTCAACTTAATTCCATCGGATTGTCCTAGTGTCATTTGGCCACCCAAGTATTGGCTGAAGTCTTTTGAGTTACGGATTGAATAAGGCAAGATTACCTGGGATAGTTGAATACCCGTACTGCTGTTATTTACCTGAATTTGCGGTGTGTCAAAACTTACTGATACTGTCATTTATTTTTGTCCTTTCATGTCTTTCACGGCAGTTTCGATAGCTTCATCAATCTGCTTAGCAGTGAACAGGTGTGCCTTGTCAGCTTTCATAAGATAATCTGTAACCATCGTGATGGCTTGTGCTTTTTGCGTTTGGCCACCATCGAAGGTCACCTGAGCCCAATTCACTGCATGTTCTGCAATATCTAACAAGGCTGTGAGCCTCTTATTGCGGGCAAATCGTGCTGATAGCCAACCAATGCCCAAAATTAAAAGCGCTGGTAAGATTCCACTCTCCCACAACGCTTCTACAAGGTTTATTAAGTTATTCATTGTCATCGTGATGTTCCCTCCAATCTTCGATTATAGATATACGCTTCTCGTGGTCATCAATGCGTGAATCATAGCCTTTCAAAGTGTCCTGCAAACCGGCAATTGTCTTATTCAAGCTGTCGATTGATTTAACAAAGGTCATCTTTATCACGAACCACATTGCACCACTTAGGGTTGCCAGAACTGTGAGCCAGCCCGCTAAGTCGTGTGGAAAAAATCCCATATCATACGCCTTTCTTTTATCACTTAAAGTAGCTGACAGAGCCCTCAACGTATAAAACAATACCTTTGTAGTCTGTGGTGTTATTCTCAACACCGTGGCGCAATTGATACTGAATCTGCCCTGTGTTAGTAATGTGGACCATAAGAAGTTGATCTGTTTGAGTAGAAACCCCACCAATCCCACTACGACCGCCCATAACCGCCGTTACGTAGCTGAAAGGTTTTGTTATGTTGCTAGGCATTTGACCCAAGTTGTGCCATGAATACGACGCATCACCTGTGAAGGTACCAGTAAACCAAACCTCTACGCCGGCTGCAAACTCTCGGAAGTCCATTCTTAACCCGTTTGCAGTAACAGAGCCGGTCTTGATACTTGACGTTTTAAGGTTAGCCATCGTCGTGTTACCGGTGAACGTCTTATCCCCTGCAAGAACTTCATTTCCAGAGTTATGCACAACACCGTCATCGTCCGCCAAGTTGTGCCAAGTCTTTCCGTCCCTTGATTGTTGGATAGAAGTTCCGTCTGACTTAAAGTTAGGCGTGCTGATTGTCTTTGCCGTAACTCCACCGTTAGAAGTTACATTGCTTGCTGTAATACCCTTGTCGAACGTAGTTGTTTCAGTGAAGTGATTTTCAACGTTCAGCAAAGCTACTTGCTTGGAGTCGATTTGCCCTGCCAGATTCTCAACTGAGGTCTTCAACGTTTCATAAGCAAGTTGTTGTGCCTTGATATTGTCATTCAAACCACTGATACTTGAGTTGGCTTCATCAATAGCCTGTTGTACTGAATCGATGTAGTCCTTTGAAGCGTTAGACGTAAACAAAATGTTGTTAGCGATAACCGTGAATGTTACTGGGATTGAGCTGATAACCGTACCAGCGCCGTCTTGAACACTGATGTAAGCCTCTTCAATGTCACCAGCTGATTGGTACATCTCTCCTGGGATTAGCATTGAAAACAAACCTCCAGTGGCTGAAATCATGTCGTGAACCCCAGAAATTTGCTTGACCTTACCTGCTGAATCCTTTGCTGTAAGAACAACGTTTTGTCCGTCTAAGTTATGTGGCAAGTTGCCGTCCTTGATAGCAAAGTAAACGATACGCCCATTGTCACCCTGACGTCCTGATAGTGAGTCAATCAACGTCACATCTGTTGTGTCTAGCAACGTGTTGACAACGGCATAGCGACCTTGTGATTGTGCTTGATTAGCCATATTTTCTTAATTCCTTTCGATTAAACCGTTGAGAATCATAATCTCAACCATGTTTTGCAATGTATTTTCCATAGCAACCAAGTGGCTGTTGAAATCATCATAAGATTCCCCCAAACCGCTTAGATCGCTGCCCCAGTATTCATGTCCTTTGGCCTGTATGCCCTCCATATCGACAAAATGGTACTCATTAAAGATGTCCACCAATCGATTGAGGTTATTTTTGAGCAAAATTAAAGCACTCCCAATTTCTGAGAATGCTTGCTCGTTGTATTCTATAATGTTCAGTGTATTCATTGGTGCAGGCACATCTGTAATCATGCCCACATCGTAGAACGCTTGGTAAATCTGGCGAGATGTATCATCAGCCCCAGAAATACGCTTTGGTAAATCTAAAATCATTCACTCACCACCTTTGTTGTCAGCGCTCCCTTATCGTCAACCTGCAACTGATACTTGGTACCATTCGGGCTGGTCAACACCACTGTGCTCAAGTCAGGCTTACCTTCAATAGCTTGCCAGTGGGTATACGCATAGGCCTTATTTCCATCGGGATCAGCATATTGCACGATTGGCGTGCTCTTAGGTGGTTCTGGTGTTGGCTCAGGGTCTGGTGTCATATGGTCCGACTTAGCATAGGCTTGCCATGCTGCGGTGTCACCATAGAATTTGTCCAAATCCAGATTGCCATCATAGCCGCTTAGGCGCCCCGTTGAAGCGTATTGGAATATTGCTGGTCCACTCCATGAACCATAACCCTTAGCGTCCGTCCATGGATCATCTTGGTACCCAGTGGGGGTTGAATCTGCATATTGGGCGACCCAGAGACCATAATTGGCACTCACCGTTGACCAGTCGTAACTGTTTGTGACTGACTTGCTCATGTAAATCAGGGACCTGATTCCAGTTTGTTGGTACACGTAATCCAAAAAGGCCTTAGCGTAACCAACACCTTGCGTTACAACAGCACCTTCCCAATCCAACACCAAGATGGCCTCTCCAAGATACCCTCGAATGATACTCAGGAAGAACTTGGCCTCTTCCACAGCACCATCACCAGTTGCAAAGTGGTACACACCTAACAACCGGCCTGCTGACTTAGCGCCTTGGTACTGCGTATCAGCTTCGGTTGATACATAGGTAGTTCCCTCGGTGGCTTTAATAATGACGAAATCAGCTGGGACAGCGCTTAGGTTAATGCCAGCCTGCCAGTTTGATATATCGATTCCATTTAATGTCATTAGCTGTCCACCTTTCCGATAACCCACATGTTACCTGTTGTCCCTGTGTTCTTTTTTGCCGTGTTAATGGCTGATTGTTGTACCTTTTGTGCGTCCAGATAATTCTTGCGGGTATTGTTCAAGGTAATCTGTACCGCTGTTGTCGCAAACGGTGCTTTGACAATGCTGACCACTTCAACGGAAGTCTGGAACCCGTTATCAAGCATCTGTACTGTCCAATTTTCACCCAAAGCAACGTCTTCATTCCCAGCTGATGTAACTGTCATAGCCAACGATGGCTCTAAGACAAACGACTGGGAAGCCAAGTTCTTCATGGCGTCTGTTGAGGTAATCTTGTCACTTTCAACACGGGCGCCTTCTTTGACACCCCACTTAGCAACTGAATCTGCGTCCTGTACCTTGAAGGGTGTAAATGCTGGTTGTTCCATGGTTGATACAGCTTGCACGGTATTCACAATGCTGGTTGCGTCATACTGTAGTTGTACTGCGGCAGTATCATTACGATACCTGAATACCTTGCGGGTATTGATCACATATGAATCTTTGTCGTACAAGTGAATGACCTTGTTATTAGGTACGATGGCATATACACCAAATGCACTCTTGATTGTCGACAACCCTTCGACAATTGACGTGTTACCAAAATCCATTAGCGTCTTGTTGCTATCTAACTTACCATGAATCTGATATAAGTATCCATCGCCAATATCTGTGAGTATAAAGTTTAAGGCGTCAGTCAAACTGAACGAATTATCACCCCGTCTAACGTTGTACTGGAACCGATTGTTGAGCTGGTAAAAAATGTGTGTTGCCGTAACTGTTACGTTGTGAACACCACCAGTGTTGTCATCAGTCACCTGTTTAATCACGTAGGTTTGACCGTCATATTGCACCAGATTCTCCACTTGTAACAAGGCAAACCCAAGTGATCCATCGTCATACGCTTGGAAATCAACTTGGTAAGCTTCATTCTTCGTACGGGTGAGCCGAAACGTGCTGAAATTCAATGAGGATAACGCTTGTGTGGACTTACCGTCCCTCGATTGAATAACTACCTTATCTTTGCTGTATGCCATTTAGAAGTACAAGAATGGGAAGCTGAAGGTAACATTGGCACTGCTTAGTCCACTTAAACGAATGTCATTATCTCCACGTTCCAATTCGATGTGCCCAAAGTCCGTATCTACGTCAGTTGACCCATTCAACGTTGGTACCACACCATTCAATACGAACGTGTCACTGGTGGTCATCGCCTTATTCAGCTTGATACTGGTGCCATTCGTCTGATTTGTCAAAGTAAATGCACCCGAACCTTTTACCGTAATCACCAGATCATGGTGGTTGACGTATGGGTCAATGGCCACATCTGAAGGGTTGTAAATGTTGAACTGATTACTGGTACTAACATAGCTCAACGGCCTGGCTGGTAGATTCATACCGAACCCCAAACTGCCTAAGTCATCAGGTAACTTATCTGACCTGACCAAACTCTGTGCCAGTCCACTTGGATTGGTGAACACAAGGTCTACCGTCCCTTGTGATGAAGCTTGAATCGGTGTGATGTTAGTTGGGTTAGCCATTACCCAAAACGTCTTAAATGGTTCCAGCGTGCTTCTAAGGCGCATTAGGCCACGCTGGTAAAAGACACGGTTCAACTCTGCCTTAAGCAACCTGAAATCAGCCATGTTGCGCCCCTTAATAAACAATGACACGGTGACTTGGTTGGATCCATAGGTGGCTGATTGTAACCGTTGGCCATCTGAGCCGGCTATGGTTAGCCAGTCACCTGATAACTGGGGTGCTGATGACTTCATATCCAGAAACTTGACAGATGGAAGTCTGGCCGTCAAGTCATATTCTTGGCCACCGTATGGCTTTACGAATAATTTCATAACAGGCATATCCTTTCATTAAATTGATTGATAATTGTGTGTTGCTTGAGCCATGCCCATTTGATTCATCAGGTTGGGTAAGTTTATACCACCTTGAGCCTGCATTGCCTTGAGCTGGTCTTGGTTAACGCCAAGCATGAGTGACAATAACGTGATTACGTTGTCAAACTTTTGCTCCAACTGTGCTGTATTAGACTGAACCATAACCTGTTGTCCTTGTGATCCATTGATACGTTGGTTAGCTTCTGCAAGTAATTGGTTGGCTCGTGGCTTACGTGATGGATTCATTGGGATAACCACTTCTGGGAACCCTTCTTCACCCATTTCTGCAAACGTACGTGAGTTAATCCAACCGCCATTGGCAAATCTCTTGGCTCCCCAAGGCCCCCAACCACGCTTAACACCAGTTGGTGCCAAAGCTTAACGCCAATCCACCATGTTAAACACAGCAAGGAACTGGTCTAAGGCTGACAGAATGTTGTTGTGGCCTGGGTACTTCCAAGCGTTAAACGTCCCAACCTTATATTGGAACAGCCCTCGTGGCTTACCAGTACCATCATGGTCATCGTAACCTGTATTGATACTTGGGTTAACGTTTGACTCAAACATAGCCTGTGACCATAGCTGTGCTAAGTCTGCGCCTGATAGGTGCTCTCCAATCATGCTGGCCGCTTTACGAGCTGTCTTATTGAAGGACTCCTTCGACATAGCACCTTCACCAGCTTGTGCAACCACGTCTTCATCTTCGTGCTTCTTCTTCAAAGACTTGAACATGTTAACGATTGGGTCTGCAATACCTTGAACCAACCCATTGGCCATAGCTGGTGCGATGTTCGTTACCAGAGGGCTTCCTGTGATACCAGAAACTGCTTTATTCATAACATTACCCAAAGCCTTGATTGGGTGTGCAATGAACTCCGTTAACTTGTCCCACTTATCGGAAATCCAGCCGATTGCAGTATCAAGCCAGTTATCAGTACCATTGGCAAACTTAGGTAGTGCATGGGCTGGGATAACTGTTTCACCACCTGAGAAATTAACCAATCGATTACGTCCTTCAAGCACAGTGGCACGCCCAGAGTTATCGATGATCGCTTCTTGGTAATGCTCTCCTGGGGCGTCATTAACAATTGCCAACCCCTTAGGGGCACCCTTTGTACCATTGGCAAACTTAGGAATCTTACCGATGGCTTCCTTCTTACCACCGAACGTATGGATAACTGTGTTAATGCCACCGATACCATTGTGGCGCTGCTGTCAAGATTATGGACAGGTTTTTTCGACACCGCAAGGTGCCGCTACACCGAAAAATTTTCAAAACCCAGATTTCAGCCTAAAATGGCGTGATTTCTGGGTGTTTTTGTAGGTGGAACAGGGCTTAGCCCTGACGTCCAGAGAAAACGAGTGATATAGATTGTGAACCGGCCGGATTTCACAAGTTGTAGCGTGCGGTAAATAAGCCTTCACAAGGCGAATTTTTGAAATTCACAAGTGACGGCTTATAAACTGTGTCGTACCGGCTGGTGCCTATAACCGAGATTAAGTAAACCAGACATTGGTCTAGGCGGCCTGAAGCCAATCAGTGCGTGAGTTGATGCGACTATTGTTGTACCAGTTCACATACCACTCGACAGACATCCGGACATCATCAATGGTCCTGTACTCTTCGTGATAAATCATTTCGCGCTTGATGAGCGAATGGAAGCTCTCGATACGAGCGTTATCGTAAGGATGCCCCTTACGGGAGTAAGAGTGCTTTATTCCAGAGTTTTGTAATGTTCCTTCGAACAGGCTAGAAGTGTATTGGCTTCCCATGTCGCTGTGAATCATCTTTGGCTTACCGTTGGCTCTTAGAGCCTTAACTACGACGGATGTTGCGAA